CCAGGAGAGACGGCAAGCCACCGCATGACCTCAGAACAGGTGATGGCCTTGAGGGAGGCCGGGGACGTCGGGAAGCCCCAGGACGCCGTAAGCGTCACGAGGCCCTCAGGCCAGTAGCTCAGACCGTCCGTGAACACGAGCTGCCTGCCGTTGAAGGTCCAGCCGGTCACGGCCTGGCCCTCGACCTCGACGGCCGAGACGGTCATGAAGGTCAGGTACCGAGCCGGTACAGAGAGCCGACATCCGCCGTCGGCGTACACCACAAGCTCTTGGTCCTGGCGCCGGTCCATGTCCCTACCGCAGTAGTCCTCTATAAGGCCTGTGACGTCCTCAAGGAACGCAGAAATACGGGGGGATTCATCCTGAGAGACGGGCTGCCCAAGACGGGCAGCCACGTCCTCTACAGAAGCCAATGGCATTCGGACCTCCCTAACTAGCTAAGGGAGATCAGGGGGTCTCCGTGATGGTGATCTTCAGACCACGGACGAACTTCTCACCAATGGTCGTGCCCCGGACGTTGTAATCAGGGTCTTCCTTGACGGTGGCAATGCCGTACATGGTGTCAAGGCCGATGGTGTCCATCTTTTTGCCGTAGTCGTAATCGACCAGCATTCGGGTAGCGATCCCGTTCACGTCCTGGACAGAACCAGTAACCGCACCCATTGGCAGGGCCGGGCAGACCGAAGCGATGAGCATCGCCGACTTGTGGAAGAGGTACATCTCCAGACCGAAGGAGTTGTGAACCACAATGTCGAAACCGTAGATACGGCCAATCGTGGCCCGACGCAGAGCGTTGGTGTCACCGGAGTAATCCACGGCAACAAACTCGGGGTCCTTCAGGAGGATTGCCTCAACCTCAGGACCAGCAATGAGGTATCGCTCACTGGTAGGCACAAGGGCAAGGTTCATGTTCATTCGGGCGTCGACAAGCGCCGTACGAATGTTGAGGGCTCGCTGAGTAAGCTTCGCCGCCGTGCCGTCCGCAGCCGGAATGGACACCGCGATGTCACCACCAACGGCGTTCTTCTGGCCAGTGGTCAGAGACGACCGGTTAATGTTCGCCTTGATAAACGCTGCAACAGTGTCATCGAAGTACTCAGCGAAACCCCTGGTGAGCTTCGAGAGGACCTGAGCACCGAACTGACGGAGGTCGAATGCAACCGACTCCATACCCAGCGAAGTAGCGTTCTGGGCCAGCGTGGTGAGCTGGACCGGAAAACGAGATTCGTTGACGAAGCCGTTAGGCGCCCGACGGTCGGCCGCAGGAAGCGGGCGGTCCGAAGCCGCCGCAAAGACGTTCTTGTCACCCGTGATTGGGTTCACGATCGGGTTGGAGATACCACCAGCCACAACCGGAATACCGCGAGACTCGCGGTTCACGTTGATGACGTCACCGATCCCACCACGGAAGTTCAGCTCAGAATATCGAGCCGGAAGACCACCAAGGGTGAGCTGTCGGTCAAGGATGCCCAGTGCAGCAATGGTCACCTGAACTGGGTCAAGATTAAAGTGATGCTGAGTAGCCATTCAGCCTCCAAGAGGGCATAAAAAAAGCCCTCCAGGCGTGGAGGGCTGAGAAGAGGAAGGGGAGAGGCTTAGAGGAAAGATCCCCCGGAAATGAAGTCCGCCAACTCGTTTGGATCGTTGCTGGTGAACTTGCCGGTACCGCCCCGGTTATGACCGGCGCCCGCAAGGTGCGGGAACCCCGATCCGGAATTCTGCTTAGGCAGCGACTCAATGAACTGCTTGACCGCATCCGCATTGGGACGCTCGTTCTCACCCTTGAACTGGGCAAGGTCCAGAAACTTGAGGTCGGGAAGTTCCGCACCAAGAGTCACGGCCTGGAGCCGAAGTTCTGCCGTGACCAGCTCTGTAGAGACCTCTCCGAGCGCGGACGTCCGGCCCTCGGTCTTAGCGGCCTCAATGGCTGCCTGCTGGGCTGCCTGGAGCTGCTGAAGCTCTGTGCGGGTGGTGTTGTAGTTCGTCTCGTTCTGGCGAGAGAGCGCCTTCCACCGGTCCCGGTCGGTAGTCAGCTCCTCAACAGTCGGCGTAGCCGGTGTAACCGGCGGAACCGGAGGAGTGACCACAGGAGCTACAGGAGGATTGCCCTCGGTAGTGGCTGGGGCCTGCTGACCAGGTTCATTCTGAGTCGTCATATGGGATTCCATTTCGGAAGGGACCTAGCGCCATTTCGGCAGGTCGTTACTTGGCCTCGTTGATCTTCCGGTTTGCATTACCGGCGTTGCCCTGAGGGGGCTTGGAGGCGGAGGGGTTCTGAGGTTCCGGCTGTGGCAGAAGCTTTTGGATTTCAGCCTGTGCCTTAGCGTCGTCCTTACGCATTTCGCGGAAGGAGTCGATTTGGGCAGCGGTGAAACCAGCCTCAGACCAGAGAACCTCTTCAGGCACATTGAGCTGCTTAAGCTTGAGCAGGGCATCAATGTGTTGCGCTTCAGTTCTGTACTCGGGATCACGCCAACGAGTTTCCATCTCGAAAGCGTCCTTGCGCTTGTCGCCCTTCACGGCGAAGCACAAGCGGATGATCCTTTCCCAGGACTCACCGAAGTGCAGCATTCGTTCCCGGACCTTGGCCACGAGTCCAGCCTCAGCCGAAATGATGGCCTCACCGGAGATAGTTCCGGAGGAGTTGACCAGGAAGTAATGGGACGGTACCCGGCTAACACTCGCAAGGTGCTGGACGAGCATGTCTACGAGGGTTACGTAATTCTTGAGGTCAGCAGCAGCGAAGGAACCAAACTTGGCGTTAGGGTCCTCGGCCTGCAAGAGCTTGTCGTGACCGACGTTGAACGGCTCAATGGGATTGCCGTTAGCGTCCTCCTGGATCTCCAGGCCGGTCACAAAGCGCTGAGGGAAGGCAGCAAACTCGGAAGCCGTCAGAGCGTCCATGACGGTCTTGTTGATGGCATCCTGAATGGGAATGACGTTAGCGAGATCAGAGAACGGCTCACCTATCAGGCGAGAGCGGTTCTCAAATGGCACCACAGGAACGACACCCAATGGGTTGGGCTGCCTCGTGCCTCGGTCCCATTCAAGCGTTCCGTAGGCAACCTCGTAGACGTATTCCTCAGTCCACAAGGTCACCTGCTGACGGCCCCATGAGTCCATCTCGAACCGTGCTGCGGCCTCCAGCTCCCAGAGGGAACCGGCCTTGTAGCAGACGGCCATACGGTCAGGCGATACCGGCGTAATCGTCGGCTCCCCATCCTTGTCAGCCCAGACAACTGCGTAGGCCTTGCCCTGGATCAGGGCTTCAAGGTGAACCGAGTTGGAGTAGGCATCCATGGAGGAGCGCTGCCAGAAGACTCGTGCGTCCTTGTCGGTACCCGACTCACCAGGGATACGAAAGCTGTCGACGTTGAGACGCTCGTTCGTGGCATCCACAATCATCCCGCAGAAGTTGTCTCGCCACTGTTCAAAGACGCTGGAGAACGCAGCCTTATAGCGCATCTGAGAGAACGCTAGCTTCTGCTGATCGCCCTGGTAGTACTTGCTGAAGTCCTTAGACGGATGATTAGGACCAGGGAGCTTCCCATAGAGGTACATGAGCCACTGGTCTGGAGTCTCAGGCTTGCCGATAAAAGCCGTATGGCTTCCTGGTGGCACGATCATAGGCAGGCCTCCTTAGAAGCCCACTACGCGGCTCCTACGTATCTTGAGTCGTCCATCTGCGATGGCATCGGCGCGTGCCTCCATGGCGAGTACGGCGCAAACAGCAAGGTCAATTTTCCGCTTAGAGCGCGGACTGTCTTTTTGAATCAGGATTCCTTGAGGAACCTCACGAGTAACGGCATTGAGGACGTGGCGGGTTAGCTTCGGGTCGTTCTCATGCTTAAGGTCCCCGACCGTCACAGCACTACGGAGACGCTCAATCGCTTGCGTCATCCTCGTTGGCTTGTTGGTCCAGAACTCAAAGACGTAATCATCGCCATACTCGATTGACCACCGGCCGATAGCCTCTTGCCAATAAGGCGGGTCACCGTAGAACCACTCGACCCGGTACGTCTCAAAGGCTCGCTTGACTGCGGCCTCTACTGCGAGGACGTCAATTTCCCAGTCGTCGTGAGCGTTCTCAGGACGCTCCCAGACGTCCAGGACGAATACCTTGGCGTCCCTCAGCCTGGCTCCCACAAGCCCTGTTGAGTCTCCTCTGATACTTCCGTCAAAGCCGATAGCGATCTGATCGCCCGGCATAATCGGGTCCGTGTCGGAGAAACAGGCATCCCACTCCGTCTTACTCATCCAACCGTCGGAAGACTCCGCGATCTGGTTGAAGAAGAACCGGCAATAGGTGCTGTCAGGGGTCGTACGGTCATAGAGGATCGTCCTCGTAAGACCGTCGATGTCAGCCCAGGAGGCGTCTCCGTAGGCCTCTATGAGGGCCTTACGGACCAGGGACTCATCACGGATGTTCTCAACGTCTATGCCGCCCTCAAGGCAGTCATAGAGCCAATAGCCCTGAGCGACCATGTCAGACTCAAAGATGATCTGAGCCACAGAGTCTTCGTTGGGGTTGAAAGCGTTGGTCGTGCAGACCCACCGAGAACCGGCCTTGGTCGTCTTCTCAATGTTTCGCTTCAACGTCTGGTAGAAGTCCGGGCCCCCATTCGAGGAAACCCAGTGATGGACCTCATCCATCAGACAAAACGATGGCCTGTTTCCCTCATTAGTACGCCCCGCGGTGGCCTTTGGCCGGATGCTTCCGGGCTTACCAGACTTGAACTGGATCGTGGACTTGGTGATCTCTAGCCCGAATTCCTTCTCAGCTGGAGACTCCGACAGCATGCCTCGGATAAAGTCGACGGTCTGTTCAGTCTGGTCGAGCGCTGTAGCACCGATCTGCACAACAGGCAGAGGGACACGCTTGCCGACAGGGAGGCCGAAGGCGTCAAAGTGGCTGAAGCGACAGGGACCGAGGAATTCAACAATTGCGAGAGCTGCGAGGAGAGGGGTCTTACCCCAACCCTTTGCCCGCCTTAGCGTGGCAGCCGCGTACTTCCAGGAACCGTCAGGGTTAATGGCATAGAACCACAAAACGAAGCGGAGCTGTTCCGGAGTGAACTTCCAAGCCTCACCGGCCGAGTCTCCGTCAGGCTGAACGATGTACTTCTGACACCAACGAATAATGGCGTAGCCCAGGGTTTCACTGGGCTTCGGAACCCCCGCAGGCAGATTTCCAGTCTGCAAGGGGCCTCACCACCTGTTCAGTTTTCAGTAAGCAACTTGAATAGCGCCTCATCGGTTATCTGAGTTTCTGGGGGACCCCCAGCCGGCGCCTCGTTATCAGGCTCGTTCTCGGAGTCCTCAAGCTTCATACGCAGACGGTTACGGTCCTCGACCGTGGCGCCCCACTTGGCAACCCTCTGACGGATTTCACCGGCAAGCTTCGTATCACCCTTGAAGAACTCGTCAACGAGCTTGCAAGTGATCTCCAGTTCAGCCCAATCGGTCTCAACCCAAGTGGCTGTCTGGGGTGCAGTACTCCAGACCTTCCAGAAGCGCTTGGCGCCCCCTGAGGTGATCCCCAGGGCTCTTGGAAGCTCACGGCCTGGACGAGCTACAGGAGCCAGCTCCTGAGCGTGCTGGTGGACGTTGCGCCGTACGGCGTTGTCCTTCGGTGCTGGGCCTCGTGTCACAGCCTCACCGCCGGAAGCACGGGGTACAGGTCGGAGAGGTCGTCCAGCTCCCACAGGGCTTCCTGTCGCCAACTGCGTTCCCGCTCAGCCCTGTTGGGCTGTCCAGCGTCCCGCAGGCGTGGGCCGTCCTGGGCCTGGTCGTCCTCGTGCATTCCTGCATCAACCCCTGATGTAGTAACAACAAGAAAGGCCCCCAACGAGGGGGCCTGATGGTGGTCTGGCTGGCAGGTCTCGAACCTGCCGCCTCTCGCTCCCAAAGCGAGCGCTCTACCTACTGAGCTACAGCCAGATGACGGGGCGCCGGACTTGAACCGGCCCCCTCCCTGTTCGCAACACGGTGACTAGCCGTGGCTACTGAGTGAGGGCTCTCCAGTGAGCTTTCCCCTTGCCTTATCGTTGCAGCGGTCAGGCCGCTATTGTCAGGCCAAGCTAGGCGGGCCGGAATCGAACCGACGCCTTTCGGTTTTGGAGACCGATCGTGCTTCCATTTGACACAACCACCTATTGCGAGAGAGCCGCTGTCTGCCAGCGCCTAGGGAGTGCATGCCCCTCATATGTCTCTCGCTCCGTGAATCTGGGAGGAGTCGAACCTCCGCACTCGGGGTGTAGGCCCGACGCTCTTCCGCTGAGCTACAGATTCAAAGTGATTCAGGTAGGACTTGAACCTACGGCCAGAGGATTAAGAGTCCCCCGCTCTACCAACTGAGCTACTGAACCGAAGTGGCGGGAACGGGGATCGAACCCGTGAC